AACGAAGACTCGATTGCTCGTTGGCCTTCGCCGCCTCATCGAACGCGAGAGCCTCGCGGATCGTCAGCGACCGCACATAGACCGCTTCGCCGTTGATCTCGACCCGCTTGGGCACCCTCTTCAGCAACGCCTTCCTACTCATCGTCGTCACCGCTTGTTGGCATCTGGTCCCAGTTCGGACCGGGCTTGTAAGTTCCGTCTGGCAGATATCCCGTGATGATTCCCGCATCGAACAACGGGAAGTCGTCGGGATGGATGCCTGCATTCAATCGAGCGTATGCGTGCTGCGCCCTGGCGAACTCGGCAGCAGACATTGAAGCCCGCTGGTTGCACTCGTCATCGACTGCCTCGGCAATCCCCATGCGAACCAGCATGAACGAGTCGGGCCGGTCGAGGATCGCCCCTTGTTTCCAGAATGTCACGGGCCGCTTCTGGCCGTTCCGCAGAATCACCCGCTCCACCGTCTGGGCCTTCTCCTCATCGGACAGGACCGCAGACGGTGAGACCTCGATGTCATCACGCAGTAGCTTGGCTTTCATTAGGTAGGCCAGCCCGGGTCGCCAGTGACGGTGTAAGTGACGCTGCCCTTGAGCCCGTCGCCCATATCGACAGTCACGCCGAACTGCACGCCCGCCGACGTGAAGCTCTGATTGGTGGCAGCCGTGTCGGCATAGATGATCTTCATGGCGTTCGTCGCAGGCGTGGTCACAAGATCGGTGATCGCCTGGTGACCAGCGAGAGCCGGGTCATAGAACAACTCAGCCGACACCTCGCCGGGGTTCGAGTACCCGGTCGGAGCGAACGTCTTGTAGACCGACCCGTCGAGCGTCGTAGACTCGAAAGTCTCAGAGCCCGACCCGCTGTGCTCGATGCTCAGCAGTTGGGCGATGTCCACGAGAGCAGCACTGACGGTGTGCTGCAGTTTGGTCCCCTTGCACTTGACGATGGCCATCGGGCCACCTCCTTTCTAGCTGTGCTGAATCCGAAACGACAACGAACGAACGTAATGCCGCTGATCGCGGCCATCCCCGAGGGTCACAGTGTCATCGAGCGTGCTGTCGTGGAGCACCGCGTTTATGGTGTCACTCGCCCCGGCTGCCCCAGCGTAGTCACGCAAGAACACCTCGACCGCGTTACTGAGTGCAATTGCCCCGGGCCGACTGGTCGCGTAACTGTCGATGTCGATCTCTGACAAACGCAGAGTGCCGCCAGTGCCGTCGAGTCGCTTGTAGGGGTCGTGGCCCGTCTGCGTGATGATGATGAATGGAGGCTTGACCCCCTCGGCTGCGTTGTCCAGGAACACCGCAGGGAACGACACACCGCCGACAGTCTGTGCCGGTGCCAACGTCGTGATAGACGACTGAGCCAGGAGCAGGGTGCGGAGCCCGGTTTCAATTGCCACTCTTGGCCAACTCCTTCGCAGCGATCTTGTCCAATCCCGCCTTCAGTTCATGACGAAACACATTGATGAATTCCGACTTCGACCCGTTCCACCCGTTGATAACTGCGTCAGGAATCATCTTCTGCATCGCACCCGTGGACCGCTTCGGCTTCTTGCTGGACCGGCTCTTTGTGCCAAGCACTGGCCAGTGGATGTTGTTGACGCTGATGCCGACGCCCTTGAACTTGATGCTCCCGTCCTTCGACTTGTAGGTGTTGTTCCCCGACCGCCTGGCCTTCGTGTTGCTCTTCGTCTTCTTGCCGACGCCAAGCCCCACCTTGGATTGCCACTCCTTGTCGCGAATCTTCAGGCCGACGAAGATCCCAACCATCCGCTTTGCCCACTTCGTGCTCACTGGTACTTGCGCCTTGATCGCTCGCCGTGTTACTTGGCTTGCTTTCTTCAGTGATTTTTCCGTGGTCTTCGACTGAATCGTGTGCTTCAACGCCGCCAGGCTAGCGATCAACTCATCGCTTCCGAGCAACTCGATGGCCGCTTGCCGATTGGCACCGGCTCGCATCTGTGCCAGTGCCTTCTTGTTGGCCTTGCCACGGGCCACAATCTCGGCCTTCGTTGGCTTGGCACCAGCCCCCCACCAGTTAGCCATCGGTCGGCACCTCGATAGCTTGGAAGCGAACCATCTCGCCGCCCTCGTCTACATCCAGCGGGGGAGATGCAATCGACAGCACACGCGAGCCGAGACGCAACCGCTGCTTCGTGGTGAACGCCTTCGACTCTGGGTCTGCCCTCATCGTCACCTGGTGCGTGATGTCCGCTGCCACCTCAACCCCACGGAAGAACTCGCGAGATCCTCGGGTAACGAGTTCGCACCACCGAGAACAGAACGTCTGCCAGTTCGCATCGCTCGTCTCGTCGAGTTGCCCCGCCGCGTTGACGGTCCCGACGAGTCGTTGCACCTCGACGCGGTTATGCAGTTTCCCTGCCCTCATGCGTAGTCCCCCCACTTGAGACGACCCGCGAGAGCAGCGTAGGACAAGTCAATCTCTTTGCTGATGGTCCCGACGATGACGGTCTCGGCGTTCTCGTACCAATGCGCGGCCAACATCCTGATAGCCTGCTTCGCATCCTCGGGCACAGCCGACGCAGCACCGTAGCCCACGACTGCGGTCAACTCAACCGCGTTGAATCGCTCGTAGGTCGTCGGCCAGGTCTTACCGAACGCGGGCCGAATAAGGGCGGGCTCCGCGTAAAGATCGCTCTCGTATTCTGTGGATGCGAGAGTCTGTTGTACGTTCAACGAATCGTAATAGGTGATCGACGTGATGCTCTGCACCGGTGCGACTGGCAGCACGATATAGGTCGGCAAGAAGTCCATTGACACGACGACGGTCTGCGTGCAGAACGCTCGTCGCGTGTCCTTCTCTAACATGATACGCGCCGCAGTCAGGTACGACTGAAGCTTGGAGTCCTCGAAGCCCGAGTCGATCCGGGCATGTAGCTTGAGATCCTCCACCGAAACCGGCTCGACCACTGGGCCAACAGACACACGCCAAGCGTGCCTGACAGCATCCATTGAGACCAGTGGTTGAGCTCGATTCCAGGGCATCGCTACTTCCCTCGTGACCGACGCCGCTCCATCACGGGGCGAGCGTCTGCGGTTTCGATGACATCTTCGACAAGCCGGGCCATCTTCCGGCGGATCAGCACATTGGCCACACCATCGGCCATGTGCAGAACTCGCCCGGCCTTATAGCCCATCCATCCCTTGAGCAGTTCCACCTTCATCAGGCGGGCACCCGCAGGATGTTGCCGAAGCCACGCTCGGACGCAGTGACAGGGTAATCCTTGGCCTTCGAGAGCAGGGCGAACGCACACGCGTAAGTCCCGGCAGTGCCGTCGCCAGCGGTGGCCACGAGGTCGAAGTACCGCTTGCGTCCGCGAAGATCCACCTCGAAGACGAAGCACTTGTTGTCGTCGGTCGCCGAGGGCAATGACGACGCAGTGCCAGCGATGCCGTTCGAGGTGCCGTAGACCAGGCCAGTCACGTCGGCGTAGCTGCCGTCCGTGTCCGACTCCTGAAGCTTCAGGGCGGTCATGGCGATATCGGTAGCACCGAGGTAGACGAACACCCGAAGGTAGTCGTAACCCTGCGTGTCGATGCTCGCCGTGGTCAGGCTGGCATTGTCGTAGATCGCTGCCGGGGGAGTGATCGAGACGAACTTGTCGTTCTGTGCTGTAATCATGCTGCAATGCTCCTTACGAAGAGGGAGTGGAGAGCATGATGACGGGACCAGCCACCGAGGCAGTCCCCTTCTCATGCACGTTGAGATCGAAACGCTGAGTGCCACGGATGGCCAACTGGTCGAACTCGAAGTACCGCGACGGATCGACCGCAATCTCGATGCCGCGCCGCGTGCCCATCGTGGCCGCCAGCCGCAGGTCACCGAGGTACGCCAGCCCATCCGTCGAGACCTGCGCCGTGGTGGTGCTGTTCATCACCTGGGCGATGACGACGGGGAAGCCCAAGAACTGAAGGGGAGCACCGCCCGCCACCTGGGCAACGGTGTTGCCGCCAGCCGCTTCGGCCAGCCGGAGCATGGAGTTCGCCCACCCCACGCGGGAGACGTACCACGCAGCATTGGCCACCGCGTATTGAGGCAGCTTGCCGACCATCGCCTCGAAGTCTTCGAGGTCGAGCGTGGAGAAAGCCGTGTTGCCGGTCGCCGCAGTCACCTTGCCGCCAGCAGCGACAGCCGACTTGAGCCCCACAACGCCGCCGTAGGTGCTCGTGCCGTCGCCATTGAACAAGCACTCGTCTTCCTTGTCGGCGAACGCGTAGGCGATCTCGCTGGCGAGGTCATCGGCAATCGAGATGATCGCGTCTTCGGCCACCTCGCTCGACATCTTGCAGAGCACAGCCAGCTTCCGAGCGTTCAGGCTGACAGCGTCCCAGCCCTTGTCGCTCGCGGTAATCTCGGCGTTCTCGGCGACGAAGTAGGCAGTGACGCCCGAAGCACGCCGGGGGATGACCACCGAGTCGGACGCCATCGGCATCACTCGCACCGAGCGACGGGCCACGCCCCGCTCTTCGCGAAGGTCGATGATCGTGCTTTCGAGCACCTCGGGCACCAGGTAGCCGCCGAGGCTGTTGGTCGTGGTCGTCAGCGGAGCAGTACCGCGC